ATAGGATAAATATATCATGGATGCTAATTTAGATAAAATTGCCTTGGATTTATACGGCAAGATTCAAACAAGATTCTCTGATATAACTATCGGAGATGAAAACGCCAATGTGCTTAGTAAAAAGACAGATATTCCAAAAGCTAGATTTTTTGAATTTGAATACAAAGAAGACGGTGAAGATATTGGAACTGTGGCTATTACACTAGATGCAGATGACGGCATAGTAATCGAAGTTAGCGGTGATATTGTAGAAAAACAACACCCAGGCGCATTTAAATTTATTAGAAGTTTTAGAAAATTTGCTAAAAATAGACTGTTAAATTATGATGTTCAGCGTATGGGCAAAAGCAATTTAGATAAAAGAGACTACCAGTTTCGAGCAAAAGTTAAGGATAATACAATTATGGAAAACAAGCTGTTTGGTACTGCTAGAATAAGCTACCAAGATTTAGGCGAAGCGCGATTAGTTATTAAACATAGTCAACCTGTTAACACAGAACTTGCCGCTGGCAGAACTATGCACATTGAAAGTATCTATATTGAAAATGCCGCAGGTGAACGTTTCCGTTATCCTACAAAACATATTAATGGTGCTCGTGCTCTTGCAGAACACATTAAACACGGCGGCCATCCTTACGATGGAATTGGTATGCATATTTGTGGACTTAGCGAAGAACTTGCCAGCTTACGTAAATTTAAAAACTACGTAGGACGTCAAACACAACTAAGCGAAGCAATGGGCGAAGTTACCAGCAAAGTAATTGAGCGCATTGAATCAGTTAAAAAAGAAATTCATAATTTACAACGTTCCACATACTACGAGCAGTTTGCTGAATCTTTTCAAAGTCAAGACGAACAATTAATTCCTGAAGCAGTAATGGACGATTGGATTGATCGTTTGACTATTCGTACATTTAATGAAGAATTAAAATCAGTATTCCCATATATCTATAGACTAGTTGATGGCACACAATTGCCAGTTAAAGAACTAACAGCAGAAGATTTATTAGCAGAAGACGACAAAGAAGATGTTGCTCCTTGGTACAAAGACAAAGCTGAACAAGATGCTGACAAAAAACAATCTGCTTTCAAGAAAAAAAATAATCCCAATCGCACAGGTAAAGATGCCGCAAAAGCTCTTGCACAAAAAGGTATTCCTAAGACAGAATCATTTGATCCTGAAGATCAATTTGAAAACTTCATGAATGGTATTGTTGAAGGCGACGATGAAGGTCTTGGAATTTTTGATAAAAATGAAAAAGTTAGAAACAGTGCAATACAAGAACTAAACAGAATATTCCAGTCACCAATGACTGGCGGCCCGGGCGCTAATATTAATATTATTGACACATTGTCTAAGTATTTGCCTGAAGTTGACCCAGTAACTGGAGAAGCTTTATTTCCATTAGACGAATTAAAAAAAGCAGATCCTGAATTAGATGTTCGTGCAACTGTGCAATTGGAGTTGGAAAGAATTGCTCAAGATAACGATGACATTGCACGTATTTTAAATTCTAATGCTATTGATTTCAGCGGTGGCGAAGAAGTTGGCGGGGCAGATGCAGAGCCCGAAGCACCAGCACCACAAGCAGCCGCTCCTGAACCAGCACCCGAAGAGCAATTGGCAGGCCCTGTTGCAGAAAGTGTTGCATCATTAAAAGCAAAATTAATCAAAGCAGTTGAATGTGGCGCAGGTCCAGATACTGAATTGGATTTTGGACATAAGAAAATGTCTTTACTCAGTGCTCTGCAAGAATGTGGAATTAATCCAGCCAGTGTGGGATTCAAATCCAAAGAAAGTGGAGTAGAAGAAATATTAAAAAGTATTAGTGGTTTCTGGAACAGAGACGCTACAATTACTGAAGGCAACTTCACCATTGGTCCTACTAGAGTTATTACAAAAATTATCAGTAATTTTAAGAATGGCAACTTTGAAAATGCAACCAAGGAAGATGTTGGCCGCGTGATTCAAATGGTTAAAAAAATGGATCCGCCCAGCAGTGTGAATCAGCCTGGCGATGAATTAGGCCATATCAAACATTTGTCCGGTATGCACAGCACAATTGACGAAGCATCCACTGAGTCAGCTGAAGAGTTTGCTAAACTCATGGCAGACTTCAAAGCAAAACACTCAGATGCTGACATTGACGAATTGGTAAAACAGTACAAGGATCAAGAAGCTAACGATCCATCATCTGCTAACTACACTAATCAAATGGACAGATCCAGCGATGCAACACAAGCTACTGCTCCGTCTACAAGTACAAACACCACATCTACAAGTACAAATAATCAAACAGGCACAATAGACGGGCAACCAGCTAGCCACGCAGATGCAATGGCCAAGTTTAGAGATATTGCCAAAGGCATGAAATTAAAAATGCCAGGCGCAAACGGACAAGATATGGATTTTGATTTTAGTGATCCTGACAAGATGGGTTCGCAAATTCAAAGCCATGTGGGCAACTTGATGAAAGGTATGATGGACAAAGTTCCACAAGGCCAACAAAAATTAGACATGCCAGGATTTAGTGGTAATATGGATCCTCATGCTATGATGAAAGGTATTATGGACAAGATGCCGAAAGGTGGCAACATGCCCACTATGGAAAGCTCAGAACTAACAACAATGCTTAAAATTGCAGGATTAAGATAAGGACTTATTATGAAAAAGATTACAGAAAGCCAACTCAAGGACAAAGTAAACAGCCTAAGAGAATACTTGAAAGTTTACGAAAATCAACAAGTAGACGAGTGGAGTATATTCAATCCTTCCACATGGGGTAACGGCCAGGGCTATGAAGGCCTTACCGGCGGTAACAGCCGAGACGAACAACGTGCATACGATGCTAGCAAGAATTCCACTGCTGGTGCAAACATGGCACTTGTACAACATCGTGAACAACTTGCTCCTGGATCAGTTGCAAGTGAAACTGGTAAGGATGGAGTAACATACGCAGTTGACGCAAAAGGTATGCGTACCTTCAAAATTGAAAATGGTAAATGGGTTGCAATGAATCCCCCAACACCTACTGAGCAACCAGAATTAATGGCCGCTCCAGATGCAAATCAAGCCGCAAGTGTTACTCCAACTGCTCCTAGTACACAAGATTTAACAGCCGCCGCCAGTGCAAGCGGAGAAGCTGTAGGAAAAAGTCTACAACAATTTAAAGAACTATTGGCAAAGGCAATGGCTCCAGCAACCGCGGCAGCGCCAGCGGCCGCTCAATCTCCTTACGCTTTGCAAGCCAACGGCGCCAAACTAAAAGCTAATGAAGGTACTAGTTACTTCTTAAGCAAATTACGATTAATTGAATCACGTCAGTTGAATGAAGCATTAACTCCTGAAGAAGAAAAACAATTAGATACGCTGGCTCAGTCATATGGCGATAGCGAAGATCCAGAAATTGCAGGCTTAATGAAACAATACAGCGATTATAAAAACTCTAAACTTAACGCTCAACCAGCACAAGCTGCCTCAGTAACTCCAGCAGTTCCTGCTGAGCCAATTAATCGCGATAGTATGACGTTTAATCAAGCATTTGCTGATGCAAGGAAAAAAGGCGAAAAGCAATTTAATTGGAGAGGCAAGCCATATGCAGTTAAATTGGCACCACCAAAGCCTAAGACACCCGCTGATCCAACTGTTAAGATTAAAGGGGCATTACCAAACAACATGAGCTACGATCAATATCAACAAGCAATGAATCGTAGTGAGGAAGATCCAGCACCACCTGCGGATGTAGCACAAGCGGCACCACCGCAAGCGGCACCACCGCAAGCGGCACCACCGCAAGCGGCTTCTGTTAATCCGGATAAAAAATACAAACCGTATCCAGAAGGATCTAGGTATGATAAAGAAGACAAGGCCAAAGCAGCCGCGGCACAATCTAAAGTCACCGCAGAATCAGTTGGTTACAACGAATTACAGCGTATTGTGAGTTTGGTTAATCACCGATAACAATTGAGTAAAATGCTCACATTTAGAGCATAATTTCTCTTGCTTTACTAAATAAAAGTGCGTACAATAACATGTATGCACTTTTTGTTTTACAGGTGTAAAACAATATTAGGCAAACAAAGGCATATAAAAGGAGAAATTATTATGGCATCTTTGGCTGAAATTCGAGCAAAACTTAAGGCAGCTGAATCACGTGGTTCAGACGGTAACAGAACAGGTGGGGACAATTCAATTTACCCATTCTGGAATCTAAAAGAAGGTGACGAAGCTGTTCTACGCTTCCTTCCAGATGGAAACACCGACAACACTTTTTTCTGGGTAGAGCGTGCAATGATCAAATTGCCATTCGCCGGAATCAAAGGTGAATCAGAAAGCAAACCAACCATTGTTCAAGTACCATGCGTAGAAATGTATGGCGACACTTGTCCTATTCTTTCAGAAGTTCGTGCATGGTTCAAAGACCCAGCATTGGAAGACATGGGCCGTAAGTACTGGAAGAAACGCAGTTATATTTTCCAAGGCTTCGTAGTAGAAGATGGTCTTGCAGAAAAAGAAACACCAGCAAACCCAATCCGTAGATTTATCATCGGCCCACAAATCTTTACATCAATTCGTTCAGCATTGGTTGATCCAGAGTTGGAAGATTTGCCAACTGACTTTGTGCATGGTTTGGACTATCGCATGAAGAAAGGTTCAAAGGGCGGATATGCTGACTACTCAACCAGTACTTGGAGTCGTCGTGAGCGTCCACTAAATGATCAGGAACAAGCGGCAATCAAAGAGCATGGTTTGTTTAATCTAAACGACTTCTTGCCTAAAAAGCCAACTGATGTTGAACTCAAGGTCATGAAAGAAATGTTTGAAGCGTCAGTTGACGGCGAGCCATATGATATGGAACGTTGGGGTCAGTACTTCAAGCCAGCTGGCATGAGTCAGAACACTGGCGATCCACAAAAGCAATCAACTCCTAAAGCAAGTGCTCCTGTAGCACACGATGACGAGGAAGACGCTCCTGTAGCTAAAACAGCACCTGCTCCAAAAGCAAGTGCTCCACA